CCCGTTTCCCTGACTTAGGTAAGGTTGTTTTACTTTCATTCCCAAGATACCCAGGGGATTTTATTTCAGAAAAGTATGATGATGTTATTGCTGAAAAAGAAGTAATAGAAAGAACACATAAATTTACGATTAACCCACTACTTCCAGAAGATAACCCAGACAACTCGTTTGAAATTTCCTGGGATGAAGATCAGATCATTTCATATAAATATCCAGGAGTATTCGCACTAAAAAGACCAACATGGGAAGTAAACCCTACTCGTAAGATAGATGACTTTATGATTGCATTTATGACAGACCTTGGGGATGCAATGATGCGCTTTGCCTGTGTTCCAACCTTTGCCTCTGATGCATTTTTTAAGCAGGCAGAGAAGGTAAGATCGTGTATGACATTAAGAAACCCAGTAGATACATTCAAAAGGTTTGACGAATCATTTAAGCCAGATCCAGATAAGGTTTATTATGTTCATGCTGACCTTGCACAAAAGCACGATAAGTGTGCGGTAGCAATTGCTCACGTAGATAAATGGGTAAATATTCAGGTAATTAATAACTACGAACAAGTAGCACCAATTGTAGTAGTAGATGCAGTAGCATGGTGGGAACCAAAGGTAGAGGGCCCAGTAAACCTTTCAGAAGTAAAGCAGTGGATTCAAAATCTTAGAAGGCTTGGCTTTAATATTGGAATGGTTTCATTTGACCGTTGGCAATCCTTTGATATTCAAAATGAATTAAAACAGGTAGGAATGAGAACTGATACCGTTTCTGTTGCCAAGAAACATTATGAAGATATGGCAATGCTTGTATATGAGGAAAGACTTGCTATGCCATCTATAGAACTTTTGTTTGATGAACTAACACAGTTAAAGATTATGAAAAATAATAGAGTTGACCACCCACGCAAAAAGTCTAAGGACTTAGCAGATGCAGTGTGTGGGGCAATATTTGGGGCTATATCCCATACCCCAAAAGACCAAAACCAAGTGGTTGAAGTCCACACTATTAGTGATCGACCTAAGCAGGTTGACACCAATAACAACAATGTGATACAATATAAACCTATGCCAAATGATGTAAAAGACTATTTGGATAGATTCAATCTATTATAAATAAGGAGCAAAATGAATTCATTTAAAAAAATCGCCCTAGGCATCGCTGCAGCAATGTCTTTTGGCGTACTAACAGCACTTCCGACAAGTGCTGCTGTTAATGCACCAACTCTAACAATTGACTCAGCAACAGATGTTGTGGTCGCTGGAGATACCGCAACAGCAGTAGTAACATTGTCATTTATTTCAGAAACATCAGCAGACACTGCAACAGTGATCTCTGCTATGTTTTCACAACCAGCGGGATCAGCAAAGTCTGCAACCCTATCACTTCTAGAAACATCAACAGCCTCAGTAGTAATTGCAGGCAGTAATGTTTTAGCAAATATTAATTCAACAATTAATACTCCAACATATGTAACAGCAAAGTTTTTGGTAACTTTGAGCACTCCAACAGTAGCAGGAACATATGAGGCTAAGATTTTAACAACTAGCCCAGTCAATGGACCAACAGCATCTTGGACAGTAACAGTGAAGGCAGCGGATATAACTCCATTTCCTTCAAATACAACATCAATCCTAAATGCAGGAGAAGTCACAAGTGCAACAACAGATGCTTCAGTTTATGCAGCAAAGGCAACATCTACAGATGCAGCAGCAGTTATTGTTGTTACTCCTAGGAATGCAGCAGGCGGTCCAGCAACTGAATCAATTCTTGCAACAGTTTCAGGAACAGGTTTGATTGGATATGGCACAAACGCTACAACCATCTCTGCTCTTGGTCGTTCACTGGTAATTCCTACAGGAAACTACATTGGTGTATTTGCTGACGGGACAGCAGGAGTTGGAACAATCACTCTTTCAACACTTACAGGAACAGTAATTGCAACAGAGAAAGTAACATTCTACGGAGATATTGCTACAATAGTAGCAACTTCAGTTAAGCCTGTTATCGCAGTTGGAGCAAACACAACTACTGTAAAGGCAGTTGCAAAGGATGCATCAGGCGTAACAGTCGGTGCTGGAACACTTTACGCTTATTCAAGCGATATTACAACAGTATCTGATTCAGGTACAGCAGCAACAATCGTAAACGGTGAAGCACTATTCACAGTTACTGGCATCAAGGCAGGATCAGCAACTATTACAGTCAAGAACTCAGCAGGAACTATTGTTTCTGTTCCAGTTGCTGCTCGTGTAGAATCAGCAGTATCAACAGTTAAGTTGTCATTTGATAAGGAAGTATACCTTCCAGGAGAAGCAGCAACCCTTAAGGTACAGGTTCTTGATGCAGCAGGTCTTCCAGTATCTGGAAAGACTCATGCTAATCTATTTGCTACAGGTGGAATTACTTCAACCTATGCATTTGGTTCAGGTTCAGATGTTCTTACAGCAACATCAATTACAACTGATACAGATACAGTTAAGTCATACAAGGTATTTATGCCTTTGACAGAAAACACTGTAACTATTTCAGCAACAGGTGGAACATCATTGCCACTTGCTGGTCAAGTTCTAGTAACTGCTCAAGCAAGAGTGTCAAACTCTTCTTCTAGCACAAACGCTACTCTTGCATCACTTGCTGCACAGATCAGTGCAATGCAGGGAATATTTGATAGTCTTAAAGCAGAAGTTGCAACACTTAAGGCTGATAAGGCACTGTCAGATAAGGCTCTTTCAGAGGCTTTGCTTGCTAAGGCTAGTGCTTCAGCAGAAGCGCTAACTGCTAAGACTCTTGCAGACGCAGCAGCAGCAAAAGCAAAGGCTGACTATAACAAGTTGGCTAAAAAGTGGAACAAGGCTAATCCAAAGGCTAAGGTTGCACTAAAGAAGTAATTTAATCCAACATTAAGGGCAGGGTAACATAAGTTCCCTGCCTTTTTTGTGCAATAAAATGATATAATAACCCTATCAGACATCAGGTCTGCAAGGGGGAAGAGGTATTAAAAAATTATTCAGAGTATCACTGGTGTTATCACTGGCTCTACTTCCCCTACTTATAGGTCTTGACAAAGCCCACGCAACAGAAGGTTTGACTGCTCAAGTTTATAATGTATTAGGACAAAACGGTTCTCCCTACATACCCCAGGGAGCCTCTCCAGTAGTAACTACAAACGTACCCAACATTGACTTCCAATGGGGTAGTGGTAGCGTCTTAGGTGGCCCGTCAGAAGATGTTATCGTACGATTTACGGGGTCAATTAGAAGCGATTCTACTCAAGACATATCATTTTTAGCAACAGCAGATGACGGAACAAAACTATACATTGATGGAGTTTTAGTAGCAAATGACTGGGTAGACAAAGGTGGCGGAGGAACTACAACTGCCCCCATATCCTTTATAGCAGGAGTCCCTAAAACAATAGAATTAATGTATTATGAAAATGGCGGGGGAGCAAATGTAAAACTTTACTGGAATCAATCTGGATCAATGCAGATCATCCCAGCAGAAGCCTTTACATCTCAAGCAGCACCAGTAGTAAAAACAATAGGACCACCAAGAAATTTAACTATATCTAGCAATGAGACATCAACAGTATTGGTCTGGGAAGCACCAGACACTGGAAACACTCAACCAGAAAGATATGCAATAAGTTTTAATTGTTCTGGATGCAATGGTTGGGGAATTGCAACTGGAAATGTTGGCGGACCAAATTCTTTAAACACAACAATAACAATTGATCATTCCTTGCTAAATGGACTTATGCCAGCAGGAACAGTCTGGTCATTTCATATTAGATCAGATAACGATACCTTTGCCCTCTACTCTGCAAATTCAAATGTTGTTACTGGTTCTACATATGTAGCACCTGCCCCAGAGCCTTCACCAACACCAACCCCTAGTCCTTCTGAAACATCAACTGTAACAACGCCTACACCTGAAACAACAACAGTTACAACCCCTAGCGAAACAGCAACTGTAACAACACCAACCCCAGCACCAGGACCAGTTACAGTAGCACCTACTGGACCAACTGAAGCAGAAATTGCAGCACAAGTTGCAGCCCAAGCAGCAGCACAACAAGCAGAAGCAGCAAGAATACAAGCAGAAACAGCAGCATTAATTGCACAACAAGCAGCAGCAGCACAGGCAGAAGCAAATAGGCTTGCAGAAATTGCTGCAGCCAACGCAGAAGCAAATAGAATTGCAGCAGAACTTGCTGCCAAGATTGCAGAAGAAGAAGCAGCAATGGCTGAAGAAGCAGCAAGGATACAAGCAGAGATAGATGCAAATGCTGAGGCTGATCGTATAGCAGCAGAACTTGCTGCAGCACAGGCCCAGATGGAAGCAGATGCACAAGCAGAAGCAGACCGTATTGCACAAGAAGAAGCACAAGCACAAGAAGAAGCAAATGCTAAAGCAGAAGAAGAAAGAATTGCTGCTGAGCAAGAGGCTATGGAACAAGAAATAGCAAATGCCCTAGCAGAAGAAGAAGCAGCCATAGCAGAAGAAGAAGCGGAAATTGCAGAAGAATTGGCTGCTATTGCAGAAGAAGAAAAGGCTGCTGAAGAAGAATTAAAAGAAATACTTGAAGAGGCAAAAGACGGAAAAGAATTAACTGAAGAACAAAAAGAAGTTGTAGTAGCAGCATTAATAGAAGACCTTAAGCCAGGGGAATCTATTTCTGCAGCACAAGTTCAGGCATCTGGAGTTTCATATTCAGATTTGCCACCTGAAACACCAATTGAAGTTCGTACAGATGAAAATGGAAATGCCCTTGTAATTACAGCAGAGGTTGCTGCAAACATAGAATTAGTTCAAGACCCAGGAGCATTATTAACAGCAGCATTTACTGATCCAGGAGCAGCCCTTGCAGCACTTGGAAGTATTGGTGCTGATATGACTGAGGAAGAACGAGAAGAAGCAACAGATATGGTTGTAGCAACAGTTGTAGCAACAGGTGCTGCAATTAACGCAGCAGCAGTAGCAACAGGAGGAGCCACAGGTGGCTCTACTGGCGGAGGAAGTTCTGGCGGAGGCGGAGGAGCCAATTCACCAGGTTCAAGAGGAGGAAGAAGATGGTAAGAATAATAAAAAATATCTTAAAGGATATGGTAGACCAAGCATGGACCCTTCTCGGTATGTTTATTGCTTGGGTTGTTCTGGACGGAAGTGCAAAGACTATTGTTGGTTATGGAATCATGGCAACAACTGCTCTTTGGATAATTACAAGTCCGATCAGAAATAGAAAGGAATAAAGATGGCAAGAACAAAGCAAGTTGAAGAGGCTACCCAAGTCGGATCAGGAGCAATTGCAAGCATAAATAATATTTTTATGCGAATTGTTGCGGTATTTGCAGCATCAGGACTATCTGTAATAGGTGCTGGAGCAGTAGTAGGAATTAGCACAGCAAAGGCTGTTATCTTGGCTGGAACGTTAGGAGTTGCAACAGTAGTTGAGAGACTGGCTAGAGGGTTTCTTGACGATGGCAAACTCACAATTGAAGAGATCAATGCAGCATTTTCTTCAGTGGACAAAAAGGCTAAATAAGGACAAAGACCTTCTTTGACATAGAACCCCTTTAGGTGGTACAATTAATGTATCTACTAGTAAAGGGGTTCCTTTGTGACCTGTATTGCCGTTGTTCGTAAAGATGAAAAGATCTATATGTCTGGCGAAAGAGGCGTGTCTGACGATGATATCATACTTCAGTGTGCCACGTCAAAAGTTTGGCAGCAAGGCCCATATCTATTTGGATATGCAGGAACTATGGATGGCGATAGAATAAAACATAATTTTAAACCATCAGTGCCAACTGGAAATAATATTGAAAAATTTATGTACACTAAATTTATTAAAGAACTTCGTGATTTTTATAATGAGTGGTGGGTAGATGTATCAAAAGATTCTGATTTTGGAATGATCATTTGCGTTAAAGGAAAGATCTTTGAACATAGTGCTGCAGATATGTCTTTAACACAATACACTGGAGATTATTTAGTAATGGGATCTGGAATGCAATATGCATTGGGACATTTACACGCTACAGAAAATCAAAAAGATGCTCGCAAAAGATCTATTAATGCAGTTCAATCTGCTATTAAATTTTCTACATCATGTCTTGGCCCAATCGATACAGTTAGTATTTAAGGATATATATGTCTATAAATAAAACAGAAGAATT